AATACGACAGAAGAACAATACGATTTAATTCTTGCAAGAGTAGATGGAAATTTAATACACGAAATATGGAACAAACCCTAATGTCTGACCTATGCGAATGTGGTATATTAAAATCCAAATGCACACACCCTAATTGTGATGAGCCTAAAGTTTGTCCAGCGTGTAACCAAGAGCCTTGCACTTGTGTAAGCGAATGTGATAGTTGTGGTGCGTAGAATGATGTTTAGTATGGCAATTATATCAACATTAAATATACTAGGCTGTACTCCAATGCTGATGGATAAGTTTGATGTCAGACCATCAAAGACAACAATTACTTATGGCAACACATCAACAACAAACGATACAGCGAAAGATGCAAAGAATGATTCTACGACAACTTCGGATTCAGCAAAAGAATCTTGGAATATTAAACAAGAATTTGTTTGGGGAAGAAACAAATGAAAGACCTAAAAATAAATGCTGCTGTAATTTTTGCTGTACTTTTACAAGCCATTGGTCTTGTATGGTATGTCAGCAAGATAGATTCCAAAGTTGATATTCTTTATTCAACCTTTGAGGAAGAAAACCAAAAGGAAGTAATTACAAACCAAGTCAAGATGAAACTGGACTTGGAGAATATTATTACTGATGTAAGGGATTTAAGACAAGTCATTAAGAAATTGAAGAACAAGGATGCTGATATACAAAAGGTCAATAAAAAAATTATTAAACAGCATGACAGACTATTTAATTTAATTGAGAGTGGTTCTCAAAATCAACAAAATCAAAAGGGTGGTTACAGCTACAATGACTAAAATGACGGGCATCAGAAAAGGTAATGATTAAGATATGGTTTCTATTGATCTTGATGAGTATTCAAGACGGGAATCCTCTGGTATACAGGGGGTTTATGGGATATAATTCGCATGAAACTTGTATGGAAAATGCAACTAAGGCGGAGAATTATATGATGGACAGGGAAATGAAAAAAGGATTTGGAGATAGCAGAACAGTTTGGATCAAAAGCTATTGCCTACCATTTGATATATTTCCTCCTAAAAATTTGCCGTCTAAATCATCAGATATAAAGGCGTAATATGACTGAACCAACTCAAAATCGTGAGGATATTATTAAGGTTCAAGGAGAACTTCGATTGATTAATCAGAAATTGGACAATCATATTCATCATATGAGTGCTAAAATTGACACAATATTTAAGATAGTATGGACTGTATCTTTTATGGTTTTAGGTTTATTATTAAAGGCTATATATTCTACACTAATATAAGGAGTTATTATGGAAAAATTAAAAGGAATGTGGGGCAATTTAAAACCAACACTAAAAATTTTTATAGTGATAGTGGTGTGTATTCTTGTCTTTGCCCTAGTCAACAATATTTTTAACTAATGCTTGGAACTTTGCTGGGGCTGTTTGGCGGGAAGTCTGGTGGCGGACTGCTAAAGACTGGTCTCAAGGTCATAGATGAACTCTATGAATCTGAAGAGGAGAAAACCCAAGCAAGGATAACATTAGCCGCTATTGAGGCTAAACTAAAAGAAAAACAATTATCAATAAATATTCAAGAGGCCAAACATTCAAGTATTTTTGTGAGTGGATGGCGGCCCTTCATCGGATGGTGTTGCGGTATTGCAATAGCATGGCATTGGATTGGTGTTAGCATTTTGCAATGGATCATAACTGCTACTGGATCTGAAATTACTTATCCTACTTTTGATTTATCTCAGATGTATCCTATTATAATGGGTATGCTTGGTTTAGGTTTTGCTCGTACTTACGAAAAAAAACAAAAAGTGGATGATAGACATTGATTAACTATGAGCCTTTAAAGGATAGGATTAAATCCCACGAAGGTTATCGTGATACAATTTATTTAGATACAAGAAACTTTAAGACAATAGGATATGGACACCTTTGCAGAAAGGATGAAGTATGGATAGAAGAAAAAAAATATTCTAGGAAGGAACTCGAAAAGGTATTCGATTATGATTTTCAAAACGCAGTTAGTCAAACTGATGACTTACTCAAGACAAAATTAAATGTTACAAAGGATTCTTTTAACAAGGATGCGTACTTTGTGCTGATAGAAATGACATTCCAACTTGGAATAGGCAATTTAAAAAAATTTAAGAGAATGATCTCTGCCCTTGAGAACCGAAATTGGCGGTTGGCATCAAAAGAAATGGTTTCTTCCCGATGGGCAAATCAAACTCCGAAGAGGGCTAACTCTCTCGCAAATGTCATGGCCGAAATAAATAATGAAAAATCAGTTGAAGTATAAGGGGAAGTGCAGAAATGAAATATCGTGCAAGTCCTCATTATCGGTGATTCACACATAGATGATAGCCAAAGTTTAGATAGATTTACTGCTCTTGGCAATTTTATCATAGAAAAACAACCCGAATACATCGTTTCCATAGGCGATTTTATTACTCTTAATTGCCTTTCTGCATGGGATAGGGATAATCGGGCCACCCTAGAGAACAAACGATACTACAAGGAGATCCTGGCGGGAAACAAGGCAATGAATCTGCTGGAATACCCAATCAATAAGTATAATAAAAACAAGAGAAGGTGGAAGTATGAACCTAAAAAATATTACCTTATGGGAAACCATGAGGATAGACTAACAAGATACCTTACCAAAGATCCTACCTTTGAAGGACAAATCAGCATTGAGGATAATCTAAACCTTAAAAAAAGGGAGTGGCGGTTTGTTCCATACAAATCTCATATCAATATTAATGGAATATCATTTACCCATATTCCCATTTCAGGAAATGGAAGTCCAATTTCAGGAGTTAATGTATGTAGGAAGGCACTCAATCTATACTCTAATTCGGTCATATTTGGACACACACACCAGTTTAATGTCGAGAACATGTTTAGGCATGGGGCAAAGCATTTAATCCAAGCATTGAATGTAGGATGCTTTTTTGAGCATACCGATCCCTATATAGAGGGGGCGGTAACACACTATTGGCGGGGTATTATTATATTAAACTGTGTAAGAAGAGGGCAGTTCGACCTTGAAACTATTTCCCTTCCTTCTTTGAAGAAATTATATCTTTGACTTTTTCTAGGTAAATCACACCATCAAGCAACTCCTCTTGGGCATGGCTGATCCAACTAATCAGCGATTTTTTTGAGGTTTCCATAGTATTCCCGTACTTTAATACGCCTTTCTCCGATCTTTCAGCCATGCGATTGATTACCCTTTGCACTAGCTTGTCCTTTGTATGAGCAAAGGGGCGGAATAACCGCCCCCCGCTTTTACCTTTGTCATCCATGATTAGAAGGAAACTCCCATAAAGTAATCGCAAAAACCACTAACAGAGCAGTAATGTTGGCATCTAACATCCTCCCCTTTGCGAAAGACAAGTTTACAGCCTTTGCCTTCCACTAGTCCTTCGTTTTTTAAATACTGTTGAGCTAACTCCTTTGTATCTAAAACCCGTTTGGCAGTTTTCACTCCGTCTTTATAGACAGCCCACTTATCACTTCTTGCCCACCTTTCAGAGGGGGTACACAAAGGCAAACTCTTGGATCTCTCTGCATCTTGATGAAACTTGATCCTAGTCTTTATGTAGGATTCTTGCTCATCGGGTGTCCATCTTCTGATCGGGATCATTACTACTTGGTCTTTTGGATAGTTATTGCTCCTCTGTACTCCGTGCATAGACCAATCTCTAGCAATGGCTAGGATGTTCAAGGATCGAACCTTAATCTCCTTGCCGTGCATCGTCAGTTCCTTTTGGTTTTTACGGCAAAGAAAATCAAGAACATTCAACTGATTATCCCACTCAGATTTTCCCTCTTCCAATGCCCGTAAAATTTGCCAAACGGATGTAACCTTAAAATCCATCAGCCTTCCTTCTTTTTCAAGAAGATCAAACTGACCGCTTAAAGTCCACTCATTAGTAATGTCATTATCCCTATGATACAGCCTTCTTTCAGCAATATCCTTATGACCTCGTTTTGATCGTTGAAGGACATGATGAACATTCGTACCTAGAAGGGAAAAGATTTGATCGGAAACATCCTTCTCTAACAAATCCCAATTCCTCATTTCCAACACCCTAATTCGAGGCGGTTGAATGAGCCGTGTAACTGTAATGTTCGAGCCTTTTGGCTGATAAGGATCATTAGTAACCGCCCTTACAATAGATGCGGGAAGATTGTTTCTATTGGTGTACTTCATTAAAATGGTATGTCATCTAGATCTTCATCTCCACCAGCAGATTCCGTTCCGTTATCTTCTTTTTCCATACCCTCAAATTCCTTCGCCCTTAAAATTATATTCCTAATGCCTTCGGACAACTGATTGAAGGATTCCCTTTGACCACTCTGATAGTCATCAACACTAAACGATAAGGAAGGGGTAATTTGTTCGGCTATTTTCGTACCTTTTGGCAAAGGCATAAGAGAACCGACCTTGCTTTTGCCCTTATCACTTATAATGACATTCAGCATACAAGGAATACCGAGCAGTTTAATAATGTCAAAGCCTTGCTTTTCCTTTTCAGTAAAGGCACGGCCTCTCCAAGCTGTTAAATCTATCCCTAGATTAGACTTTTCATGCAGAGATAGAGTATAGAATTTACTTATTGTTAATGGATCAGTAGTTCCTTCCTTCAATTCCGAAGGTATTTCCCAAATTATTAGGGCTTGTCTTTTCCAACTGATTTCCCCACTAAAGTTTGATTGTTGCGTACCAAGATCAATTACCTTGATGCAACGGGCAGAATAAGTACCCGCCTTCACTTCTTGAAAGCCACTATTTCCACCCCCACTAGCTATTATGCTTGTCATATTTTACTCCATATTTTAACTAAAGTTAATGACTACTATACCCACCATGCAAGATCAAGTATTATGTTGAAAAAGGTTAACATTTCTGTTAGTCAATGGCTGTGGAAAAGAAAACATTGGCACAAAAAAGACGAGATGAGATTGTCACTAGATATGGGGGTAGAAACCTTGCCCGTATGCTAGGTATATCCCATCCAGCCGTGTCAAAATGGAAGAAAATTCCACCATTTAGGGCTTTTCAGATAGCAAATTTGGGTGATTATAAAATGGAGTATATTCGCCCAGATTACAACTTTACGCCTATGCATTAGGCGAGTTGGAAACGGGGAAAAAACTTACATAGGATTTCCTCCAATGAAAATCCCCGTTTTCCAACGATCCTTTATGGCAATCGCATGGCATGGCTATGGCATTGCTAGAAAATCGCATTGCGATCTTATCCCCTTCTACTTCCTTCTTCACCTTCACCTTCAGCTTCAGTTACAACTCCAATTTCACACAAGATAGCACTAGACATTGTTCTCAACTTTTGTTAAAAAAAATATAAATTAACTTTTGTTAAGAAGGGGAATCTTATGTATATTGACAAACTTGAAATTCTTTCAATGGGAACGAAATACATTAAAAATAAGAAAAAGAAAAACCAAGTGATAAATCATCATTGTTGTACGGATGGTATTATTTTAAAAAAAATTATACCGCTTTTAGATGCCTATGATGATGCACACCATGAAAATGCAAGGGATGTAGAGATAACTGTTAAATTTATACATTCATCTGAATGAGAAGATCAAAATTTGACGAGCAAAGCCCCGCTTACCAATTTTACGCAAGTGATTGGATTAGTGATCCCAGAAGGTTGAAAATGCCTTTGGAATCGCAAGGGGCTTATATCCTTCTTCATAGCCATTGTTGGATCAGTAGGCTTATTGAGTTTGATTTTGAGATTATGTCCAAGATGTGTAATTGCCGACTAGAGAAGATACAAAAGATATGGCCTACAATAGAATTTATGTTTGAAAAGAAAATAATCAACAACAAGGAATTTCTTATCTGCATTGAGGCGGAAGATGAGAGGCGGGAACAAGATAGGAATAGAAGAAAACGATCTGTTGCGGGTAAAAAAGGGGCAGATGCCCTATGGAATAAGAGGAAAGAATGAAATTATGTTGTAAATGCAATGGTTGTGCTGATGCCAAGACCAAATACGGAAAACTTTGGTATTGCCATGATTGTTATAGAATTAAATTTTGCACTAATGATAAAAAGAAAAAATACAGAGATTGGTTTGCTTGGAATATGAAACCAATTAACGAGAAACCATTTTAATGAGCCATATTTGTGCAACATTGTTGGTTTTATGCTCTTTTTTCTCAAATACTCCGAGCATTTACTTGGAAATGAGCAATGAGAGTACCGAACAAGATATGTTCATATACCAAATTTCAATATGTGCTGTTGAATGGAACGCATACTATACCGAACCCGAAAAAAGAATACCGATTAATCTAGCTGTTGGAATATCAGCCCACGAAAGCGGATGGGGAACGAGCAGATTTGTACTAGAGGGGAATAACTATTTTGGAATGAAAACAAATAGTGAAGATCCCTATATGTATATGACACCGAAAAATAACAATAAAGTTAAATTGGCTAAATATCACTCAACTTGTGATTCCGTATATGGTTTTATGGATCTGCTGACAGAAAATAAAAAATACAAGGTTTTTAGGGAAGAATTGAATAGACAATGGATTTTAAATGAAATTGATTATGATAAATTGATTAAAACATTGCATTTGTATTCAAAAGACAAGGTGTGGCAAGTCAAGGTAATGAAAATAATAGGACAATTAAATGGTTAAAAAAGAAGAAGATCAAACCATTGGTTCTGCTTTGGGAATTGAAAACAACAGCCATTGTGAAATATTTTTAAATGGATTTGGTGATACCCATAGCTTTCAAACTTTTGATGATAAAGGCATAAATAGGTCATTGATAAGGCAATTTCACGGCACTTTTAGAGAACATAAGGACAGCCTTGCTGACTTAAACAGAAAAGGGGCGGGAATATTCTTTACAGTTAATCAAACGGACTTGAGGGGAAGAACGACACAAAATGTGAACAAAATTAGAGCAGTATTCATTGATCTAGATGGTTCGCCTTTACCCAAAGAATTTGAGTTAGAGCCTCAATTCATTCTAGAAACTAGCCCCAAGAAATATCATTGTTATTGGTTGGTAAGTGATATGCCATTGCAAACATTTCAGTTGTATCAAACAGCATTGGCGGAAAAGTTTGATAGTGATACAAAAGTCAAGGACTTGCCTAGAGTAATGAGGGTGGCGGGATTTAATCATTATAAAAAAGAGCTATTTCCCATAAAATTAATACAAGTATCTTTAATGGATGCCTATAAGATGGAAGAGATTAAAAATGCCTTTGATTTAAAAAGACCGATGGTAAGGCATACTCCAACAAATTACACTCCTTCCATGTATAAGGGCAAGTATACGGGAACTTTACGATATGGAATGTCAGAAGGAGATCGTCACTCTGCGTTGGTTAAAATGCTTGTTGCTATTAGAATGAGGGGTGAAACTTTTGAATATGCCAAGAATGAGGCAATACAATTTGCTAGAGGATGTAATCCTCCTGAAAACGAAAATGAGGTTTTGTTTCAGTTAAGCGACATTTGGAAAAGATACTGATGGAACTACGGGATTATCAAGTTAAAGGCATAGAAGATATGCGGAATCTAATAAAGGCGGGGAAAAGAAAACTGCTGTTGGTTTCCCCTACGGGTTCGGGAAAGACTATTATGGCATCCTCTATGATAGAAAAGGCTGTAGAAAAGGGAAAGTCTTGCTTGTTTGTGGCTCATAGACGGGAATTAGTGATGCAATGCTCTAGAAAACTATTTGATTTTGACATTTCACATGGAATAATTATGGCGGGTAAAAGCCCCAACAATATGACGAATGTTCAAGTTGCCTCAATTCAAACCTTTGCTAGAAGAAGGGAACGGGATGATTTTATGAAACCACTTGCTGACCTTATTATTCTAGACGAGGCTCATCGTAGTGTGACCGATTGTTTCAAGCATATGATCGAGGATTACCCCAATGCCATTATCATTGG